TGGTGATGTTGTAGAGTTAGGGCAAGAAGATATAGATAATGGATATGATATTGATTCACTAGTAACAAATGGCTTTTTAAAAGAAGTTAGAAAACCACGCAAAAAGAAAGATGGTCCTAAATTAGATATTGAAGAGAAAACAGAAATTAAGGAAGGTGAATAATGGCTAGAATAAGTGGTAAGTCTACAGACATATATATTGATACATCACAGTTTGAAACGTTTACAAATTCATTTACTTTTAATGTAAATACTGAACTACCTGATGTTACCACATTTGGTGATGAAGGCAGTACATTTGTGCAAGGCAATCCAAATGCCAATTTTACTTTAAATAGTTTTTTCAGTCCTACAGATAATGAATCAGATGAAATTATAAACAGTGCTTTAACAGGAACAAGTGAAGTTATGATTGCACCAAGTGGTTTAACAATAGGCAACAATGCTTATGAAGTTAAAGCAAATTTGACAAGTGAAACTATAGATAATCCAGTTGAAGGTGCAACTGCGATAAATACAAATGCAACATCAACAGAAAGTATAAGAAGAAGTGCAATATTATATACACCAGGTTCAACTGCCTTGTCAGGAACAGGTGCAGTGGCATCTTCAAGAGTTGACACAGGTTCAGCATCTTCAATAGGTACATTAAGTGCTGGTAGCACTAAAACTGCAACATTAAGAATAACGGCAGTAAGTGGTAGTGGTACTGCAACAATTAAAATACAAGATTCATCATCAAGTGGTAGTGGATATGGGGACTTCCTTGCATTTGCACAAATATCAGGTGTAGGGGTTCAGTCAGTTCAAACCACTGATGCGTGTGAACGCTATTTGCAGATTAATGTTACGCAATATAGTGGATTAACCAATTTCAACTGCATGGTATCAATGGGTGTTGAAGTAGGAACATATTAAATAGTTTATTAAAAATTTTATTAACAAAATAAGGAGTAAAAAATGGCAAGACAATCAGGAAAGACTGCTGATTTTTCATTTAATAGCGTGGCTATTGAAGATGAATTATCATCTATAACGCAGACAACAGACGTCAACATTGTAGACGTTACTGCATTTGGGGATTCAGCTAGTACTTTTGTTGAAGGACTTCCAACTTCAAATTATTCTGTAAGTGGGTTTTTTGACCCATCTGCTTCACAAGGTGATGCAACTATATTTACCAGGATAGGAAGTGGAAGTGCAACTGCAAGTTTTGAAACAACAGGTGCTTCTGCTGGAACTAACGCACCAGTATATAGTGGTTCTGCTTTTGTCAGTAGTTATTCAATAACTTCTGATGTAGGTGGTGCTACTACTTATAGTGCTGATTTCCAAGTAAGTGGTGCATTAACTAGGGCAGTAAGTTAAACAATTAATTAAAGGGGGACAACTTTGAAAAACTTTAAAATAAAACCAAAAGAAGTAGATTCTTCAGATTGCATTATTCATATAGGGCAAGTAATTGAAGGAGAAGAAATTGTAGAACAGGGAGAACCAGTGAAACTTCATGAAAATGAATGGGTGATGGTTCTCCCTGTAGTAACAATAAAAGAAAGTTTGGCATTGGGTACATTCAGAAGTTCTGTTGATGAAGGAAAGCTATCTGTTGCAATGGACACAATTTGTGAGTCTTTAGCAAACAGGGTAGTTGATTGGAATTGGACAAGCATTGATGGAGAGCCTAAAGCTAAACCTTATAAAAATCCTGAAGTCTTTAAGGATTTGTATAATGAAGAAATACTTTGGTTAATAACTGCAACGTCAGGTGAAACAAAAGGTGAAGAAAAAAACGTATAAAGTCCCTTGCAAGATATATCTTTGACTCAACAGGGTCAGTAGGAATGCCTGAACAGGGACTTGTGTCAATAGTTTGTGAATCTTTTAATTGCACACCTGATGTGGCATTAAAACAGGATTGGAATTTGGTAAAACAAATATTAGAATACAGATTGGCTGAAAGTTCAAAAAGAACATTCAATTCAGATGCAAGTAAAATGTCACCTGAACAGGTCAAGATGTGGAATAAATTAAGGGAAGAATTTTTTAATGGCTAATATAAGTGAATTAAGCGTATTATTAAAAGCGAATACAAAACAAGCAAGTCAACAAATGCAAGGCTTTGGGCAAAGCATGGGCAGTGTTTTTTCAAAAATGAAAGTTGGCATACTAGCAGTTAGTACTGCATTTACTGGTTTTGCAATTGCTTCAGTTAAAGATTTTATTGAAATTGGGGATATGCTTGGAAAAATGGCATCAAGAACCAAGATATCAGTTGAAGCACTAGATTCTTTAAGGATTGCACTTGATTTGTCAGGTACAACTATACAAGGTTTTGAAAAAGGTATGCGTACTTTGGTCATGCGTGTTGATGATGCAAGGAAAGGCAATGTTGAATTTATAGACACCTTTCAACAACTTGGTATAAGCGTTAATGATTTTGAAGGATTAAAACCTGAAGAATTATTTATGCGTGTTGCTGGTGGAATTGCTGAAGTAAGTAGTGAATTACAACAACAAGCAATTGCAACTGATTTGCTTGGTGGTAAGTTTGGTAACTCATTATTACCAGCTTTAGAAAATGGTGCAGAAGGTTTTAGAGATTTGCTAAAAGAAGCTGATGCAATGTCAAATTGGACAGATGAAGAATCACAAATGGCTGAAGATTTAGCAGATGATATAACAATATTAGAAGGGCAAATGGACAACTTGAAAAGAGAATTAGCAAGTCACCTTGTCCCAGCTTTAATAACTACTGTAACTGCAATGAATGATTATATTGATGCAGTAGAAGATGCTGAAAGTCCTATGAAAAAAATGATTACAGATTTTGGAATATTAGCTTTCCAACTTATGCCAACTCAGTTAGTGAATAAAGGTATGGATAAATTAACAGAAAAATTTAAAATGATGAGAATTGAAGCTGAAGCAATTAAGTTGGCAAAGATATTTGGCACACAGGCAGATGCACTAGTTCCTTTAATAGATGAAACGCAAAGATTTAAAAACATGACAGGCAAGATGAATGAATTTAAAGAACATACTGTAGTTTTAACAGATAAAGAAATAGAAGCCTTAAAGACTTTGAATGAAGCATTAAGAACAAATGAAGGTGCTATTGATAATGTTCATTACATAGGACAATTTTTAATAGAAGCAACAGAAGAACAATCACAAAAAATGTTAGAACAAGCAAGTGCAGTACAATCTGCAACAGAATCATGGATTGATTATCATATGGCAATTGGTGGCTTTCAATCACCTGATGCTGGTGGTGGTGGCAGTATTTATGATGAATTTCCAAGCATGATGGGTACACAAGGTCAAAGTGAATTATTTAAAGGAGTATTGGGATTGCCATCAGTAGGTGGTGACCCAGCTAAAGCAAAACAATGGCTAGACAGTAGTAAAAATCCTTTTAATGCTGGTGGTTTTAATGCTTTTAATTTTCCAACAAATCAAGGTTCATCAAACGTAGTTTTAACAAACATAGCACAAATAAATGCTGGTTTAAAAGATGCAAAAATGCAAGGGAGTGAATAATGGCAAATGAATTAAAACATGGTTCAGTAGGAACTGAACTGACACAATCAGAATTTGAAGGCGTAGGACTTCATGTATTTGATTCTCAAGCTACAGGTGATATTGTTTACGCAAGTTCCAGTACACAACTTTCCAGGTTAGGAAAGGGTGCTGACAATACATTTTTACAAATGGGTGGCAGTAACATACCTGAATGGGTACAAGATATAACAATTCAAGGTGCTAGTGGTTCTGCAATGAACCAATATTGGTTTGCTGATGCTGGGGAAGATAGTGCAGACAAATGGCGTTGGAGTGTGGCAGATGGTGGCACAATGACACTAGATAGCTTTATAGGTGGTGCTTATGCAACACACATGACAGTAACTCCTAATGCAACTGCTAGTAGTAGTACAGTAGCTTTTGCTGGTAGCATAACACTTGGTGGAGATTTGGCAGTAGCACATGGTGGTACAGGTGCATCAACACTAACTGCAAATGGTGTTTTAATTGGTAATGGCACATCAGCAATAACATCTGTTGATATGACTACTAAAGGTCATATATTAATTGGTGATGGTTCAGGTAATCCACAAATGTTAGCAATAGGTAGTAATAATCAGGTATTAACTGCTGACAGTGGCGAAACAACAGGCGTTAAATGGGCAACTGCAAGTAGTGGAATAAGTGAAGATGATGTTGTTGCATTAATAATAGCATTAACATAATAATTAATTAAGAAGGAAGGAATAAAATGGCAAATACATTTAAGGTAATTACATTTGATGGAATGTCAGCCAGTGGCGACACCCCTGAAGATTTGTATACTGCTGGAAGTGGAGTAACAGGAATAGTAATGGCTTTAGTTATAGCTAATATACATACTGCTGATGTAACAGTAGATGTAAAATTAGTTAGTGACACAGGAAGTAGAGGTGGAACAAATGATGAAACAAATGACACTTCATTTTTGTTAAATGATGTTAATATTCCAGTAGGCACATCTATAAATGTGTTGAAAGGACAAGTAGTAGAAGTAACAGATGTATTACAAGTGTCTTGCAGTGTTGCAGACAAAGTCAGTGTAACTTTATCTATCTTGGAAAGAACATAATACTATGGAATATATAGGAACTGATACTAGAGAAGGTATGGTTTTAATTGCAAAAACTACTGCAAGTAATGATTCAGCAATAAATTTTGATGGAGTTTTTAGCAGTAATTATGACCATTATTTTATAGAAATCCTGGATTGTGATGCAGTAAGTGATGATGTTGCTTTAGAATTTTCATTAAGAGCAAGTGGGTCAGCAATAAGTGGTAGTACAAAAAGGGGCAAATGGTGGGCATTTACTGACACAACAGGTGGTAGTTCTGCACACAATGGTACATCAGATGATGTGCATACAGGTGTTGGTAATGATACAGGTGAAGGTTCTTTTATTCGTGCTTGGATAGTTCCATATACTGCAAATGAAAAAGTTGTTAAATTTGAAGCTGGAATAGAGTTAGCAGACGGAACGCATCAGTTTTCAGAATCTAATTTTAGTTTATCAACTGCAACTTTATGTGATGGCATAGGTTTTGAGATGTCTAGTGGGAATATCAATGGTGGTACTTTTAAAATATATGGATTAAGTAAACAATTAAATGGAATTAAATCTATTAATCAATCTGACAGGCAAAGTAATTTTGTTGAGTCTAATTATATTGGCGATTCTGCTACAACTGATGGACAAGGTTGGGTGTTAACTGCTGAATCTACTGCTAGTGATGGAGATTCTAATATGGAATTTCAAAATTGTTTTAGTAGCAAATACGATATGTACAAAATTACAATAGAAGATTTTAGACCAGCAACAGATAAAAAGAATCTTTTGTTTTTATGGCTTGATGATTCAACACCACAAGAAAGTACATATCAAACAATGTATTGGTATGAAGATAGTTTGGGCGAAAGTGGTCAAGGATTAGTTGAAAACCAAAACATAGCAATATTATCAAACAATACAGGAACAGACGGCAGAGAAAGTGCAACAGGTACTTTTTATTGCACACCTATGAGTACAACTATTGATAAATGGTTAATACAAAGGGGAATAGGGCAAATGTCATCTGATGATGATTCAAGAACCAGGAGTTGGAAATCAGCCACAAGTTATGCAAGTACATCAGCTTTCAATGGCATTAGGTTCTACTGGTCTGCTGGAAATTTTGAAATGGGAAAGGCAAGGATATATGGCAAACAAAAGTAGTTATATTGGAGTTGAAAATAAAGGCAATCCAGTCTTATTAAGAAAGGACACAATTCCTTCAGCAGTGTCATCTATTACATTTGATGGAGTGTTTGATGACAAGTTTGACGAATATTGGGTAACTTTATTTAATATGACAGTAAGTAGTGCTAGTGGCATTCAAATTTATTACAAATACAGAAGTGGTGGCAGTGATGTTACTGGTACGCATTATAGAAATCAAAGGTCAATTAGTATGAATAGTGACAACACTGCACAATATGGTAATGCAACTACTACTAACTACAATGTTATAACAGATTATTCTTTTGGTACTAGTGCAACAAGGGAATCATTAAATGCAGTTATGTATTTATTTCCTAGAAGTGCAAATGTTAAATATTCCTTTCATGATGCTTTTACTATATCTGATAGTAGCAATCATTATGCACACGAATTTATATCTGTACTTGATGACGCTACTCAAATGGACGGATTTACTTTATATGCAAGTTCAGGTAACTTGGCTGGGGGTGAAATCTGTGTTTATGGAATTAAAAAATAAGGAGTAATTATGGCTACATTAGAAGAAAATAAAACTACATTAAAAAATGCAAATGCAGAATTGTACAAGAATATTAATGGTGAAAGAATCAAATTAACTGATTCTGAATATGAAGCAGAAATAACTAGACAAGCAACTAATATGACTGCACAACAAAGCTATGATGAAACTTTTGCAAGTGGTGGAAGTAGTGCAGATTATTTACAAATGAGAGAAGATGCAATAATGTCTAATAATAAAATGAATAATTATTATAATTTTTTAAATAATTTCATGACTGAAGTTGGTGATGGTCATTTTGGTGATGATGCTAAAAATTCTGATGTCTATAAAGAATGGAAGGCTATACAAGATAAATACACCAGTACATAATTAATAAATAAAGGGGACAATTATGCAAGAAAATTTACAATACAAAGTGAATATTACAGATACAACATTACAAAAATTAAGAGAATATGATGACCTAGCGTGGCATAAGTTAATGTTTTGCGTTTTATCTGAATCAAATGAAAATTTAGTAAAAGAAATTAATCAATTAAAACAAATTAATCCAGGACCAACTGCAAATTCTATGAAGGAAAGTAAGAAATAATGGCAACAACAAATTATCAATTATATGTAGATTGGAATAATGATGGAGATTATGCAGATTCTAATGAAAACATAAGTTCTTATGTCCAACAATTAAATTGGGACAGGGGGCGTGACTTTGGGAACAATCTTACAGGTAATTCTGTTAGTGGAACATTAAAGGCAATATTAAGAAATACAACTGGCATATTTAGTCCGTTTAAAAGTGATGGTGCTTTGTTTGGTAATCTTGTACCAGGTAGGAAGGTAAGTTTGCAAATGGGTGCTGGTAGCTTTGCTTATACGTTTCCATTCAAATTTAATCAAACACAATGGACAGGATTTGTAAAATCTATTGTTCCATTTCCTAGTTTACAAGGAAATGACTTTGCAGTATTAGAAGCAATTGGTTCACTTGGCTTTCTTAATCAAAAAACAGTAAAGGTTGCACCACAAACAAATAGAAACACTGGCACTGCAATAGGTGATATTTTAGATGCTTCAGGTTGGGGGGCAAGTGATAGGGATTTAGATACAGGTAATACAACAATAAAAAGATTTACAATACCAGCAGATACAGAAACAATTAAAGCATTAAGAATGGTTGAAAACAGTGAAAATGGTTTTGTATCTGAAACAAAAGATGGAAAAATAAAGTTTGAAAAACGTCAGGCAAGACAAGTAGATACAACTGCTACTACAAGTCAGGCTACTTTATCTGATGCTACTAGTACAAGCAATTTCAGTTTTACTTTAATAGAACAAGAAGATTCCATTAGAAATATATACAATGAAGTTACTGTTAATATTAAAAACTATCAAACAGAATCAGGTGCTGATGTAGTGTGGATTCATGCAGAAACAGGGTCAGATTCACCATCTATCCCACCAGGACAAACAAGAATATACAGGGCGTTTTTTCCACAATTAACAAGTGATACAACACAAACTTTATACACAAGTGCTGATAGTATTGATACTTGGACAAGCACTGCAACTACAACAGATGTACTGGCAAACACTTCTGCTGATGGTTCAGGAAGTAATGCAACAAGTGATTTAACTATAGCAAATGTAAAAACTGCTAATTTTATGGATATTACTTTAACTAATGGCAATGCAAGTACAGTTTATATAACTAAACTACAGGCAAGAGCAACAGTAACTTCATCACTTGATGATACTCAAATTACTGCAAGTGATTCTACAAGTGAAACTGCATTTGGTAAAAGGGTGCATGATTCAGATGCACCTTTTGTACCCAATAGCGAAGAAGGATTTCAATATTGTCAATATAATCTTGTAAGATTTAAAGACCCATTGCAAATACTAAATGTTACTATTCCAGCAAACAGAAATGATACAACGCTAGACAATGTTATGGCTTTAGACATATCACATAGAATAACTTTAGATGCTCATACTAAAACAGGATTGCTTTCAGCAGATAAAGATTTTTTTATTGAAAATGAAAGTCATTTTGTAAATAATAATAAAATACATACTGTAGTATATGCGTTATCTCCAGTATCTTCTATTGGAAAGTTTTGGGTAATGGGTGTTAGTTTATTAGAATCAGAAACATATATAGGATATTAATTATGGCATGGACAGATGTACCTTATGTAGATGTAGGAACACAAATTACTGAAGCATGGTGTGATACTTACATTAAAGCAAATTTTGATGCAATTAGTTTGCATACACACAGTGGTGCTAGTGGTGATGGTTCTTCAAATTTAAGTGATGTAGATACAATTACACATGACCATCAAGGAAGTGACCCATCTGCACCATCTTCAAATCATTGCATTGTATATTTTAAATCAGGTGGGTTGTTTATTAGACAAGCTGGTGGTTCAGCAGACCAGGTTCAAACTGCTTAAAGGAGTAAATTATGGCATGGACAACACCAAGAGATTGGACAAGTGGAGAATTAGTAACACATTCAATAATGAATACGCACATTAGGGATAATTTTAGTGCAGTATCATTACATACACATTCAGGAAGTGCTGGAGATGGGGCAAGTGCTTTGGATAATGTTGATACAATAACTTATGACCATCAAGGGTCAGACCCTTCAGCACCAGCATCAGGTCATACAACTTTATATACAAAATCTGATGGCTTGTATTACAGGGCGTATGGTGGTTCTGCCACTAGGTTAGCACTATCATCAGATGTTTTAACAGTAGGACAAATTGTTGAAGTCAACACTGCTCAAACTTATGACATGAGTAGTGACAGTGGAGAAAAAGATTTTGGCACTACACTTAGTATAACTGCTGGTGGCAGTGGAAGGTATTATGTTGCCAGTGCAATAATAGTTATAAGAGCTGGACATTCAAGTTTAACAGGAACATTTAAGTTTTATTTTGATGGTTCTGTTATAGAAACAGAAACAAGAACTGCTGGGCAATTATCTGCTGGGCAAAACAGGATTATATTTAATCAAACAGTTAATAATCCAGCTACATCTTCAAAAGTTTTTAAAATGAGTGTTGAAGGTGGTGGAAGTGGTTCAGCAACATTTGATGGGGCAATTAGTGTTAGAGAAATATACACTGCATAATATATCCAAACCTAGTGTTTGGATAGGCACTAGTTACCTATGTGGAACGTTGTCCCTTTGTGTAGGTGATTAGTGCCAATTTATTAACAAATTGGTAGGAATATGAAAAACAAAAAAGAAATAACTGAAAAAGATATGGAATTAATAGAAAGAAAAATAGATGCAATAAACATAAAAATGATTCACTGGAAATATGAAATTTTAAACACGTTATTTAAAACAAGAAACGTCTTGTTAGCAACACTTGTTATACTTATAATAGGCTTAATTGTTGCATTGCTAATTTAAAAGGAGATGCTTATGAAAAAATTAAATATAAAATTACCAAGATTTAAAAAACCTAATATAAAAAAAATTTTAAAAGGTATTGGCAAATTTACGTTAAATACATTCACTATAGTCATTATCAGTGGTGGTGGTATTTTAGCTTTTAGTAGCTATATAAATCCAGTGCCATTTATAGCAAGTTATTTACCTGATTTACAATATGGAAATTATACGCTTGAAACCTTGTTTGCTGACGTCAAATGGTGGCAAGAACAAGGTTACATAGCATGGTCTATATCAGGTGGTATGATTGCACTTGGTTTAGCAATTCATATAAGAAGTATTGGCAAGGTAATAAGAGCAATTAAGTCTAGTCCTAGAGCAATTATAAACTTTCCAGTAAATGCTTATAACAAAATTAGAATATGGCGTGATTGGTTGTTTGCAAAAATAGAATTTTTAAATTCAGAATCTACAAAATGGCGTACTGCTTTTAATATAGCTAAAACACCTTATAGTTTGCTTAGAATGGCTGGTTTCAGTCCAAATACTGCAATTTCTCTTCTTGTAGCTGGTTCAGTTGCATCAACAGGTGTTGTGGTTAATGAAACGATATTGGCAGACAGGACTTTTGAAAATGGTGATGCTGGGTATTATTCTAGTAACAATCCTACAGGTAATATAAATATACCTGATGAAACACTAGAACAAGCACTTAAAAGGCAAGATGGTGATAACACGCTTAGAGTTATTGTTGGGACACTGCCAATTGCTGAAGTGTCTATTTCAAATACTAGTATAGGAACTGCTTATAATAGTAGCACGTTGCCTTCAGGTAAAACAGAAGCAATTCTTGTAGAAGGAACAAATTCAGGTGGTGTTTCTACCTGGTTGGAAGTGGGAACGCTAGAATTTAGCTATAACAGGTGTAAACAGTTAATCGTAGAAAATGTTATTGCACATGAAATTCAAATCATTGGAAACCTATCAGATGGACAGAGCATCACCCAAAGTGCTGGTACAGGATTAAGAAGAGCAATAATTGGTGGGCATTTTCAATCTAAGTCACTTAAAACTGATTATGGATTATATGACAGAATCCATTTATCTGCTGATACTAACAATGTTAATGGGCAAATTGGCAAACTGACAATGACCAATATTGTAAGCAAAGGGGGGACTTGTAACATTAAGAGAGTAAAGGCTGACACAGTGATTATTAGTCACAACAGAATAGGTGCTGGAGATGGATTTGGTACAAAAGATTTTAAAATTGAAGCATCAGTGAATGCAGTTCACTGGGTGGTTGATGATAACGCTGAATTGCTTACATCAGAACCAGCAAGTTTACCAACAGAATAAAACATAAAGGGACAACATGAAAAAAAAAGTTAATATTGCAATTAGTACAATCATACTTACTGCATCTGTAACATATTTAATTCAACACTGGTACAAGCATAGTGGCTTAGAAGATAAGGTGTGGAATAAATATGATGATTTTAAAAACGTGTTCAAAGGTGACAGTAAATGAACAACATACATAGATGGAGATGGACTGCTTTGATAGTTTATTTAGTTATATGTATATATGATTTTATGGTAGTTCCTATTTACTATGGAATAGCTAGAATGGGTTTGGACTTGGCTGATTATATGTCACATTTAGAAAGCATAGAAGACCCTTTAGTGCAAATGGAATACCTTAAGAAGTTAGTTAGTCAACATGAGCCGTTCACCTTGAAAAATGGGGGATTGTTCCATTTAAGTTTTGGTGCTATCCTAAGTGGCAGTGTTTTTGGGAGTAATAAATGAGTAATTTCAGACCACAAATAGCGTTGGCAATCTTGTGTGCCACTATATTTAGTCTTTTTGCAATATGGATTGGTTACAAGATGGAAGGAACTGAAATCATTACTGCCGTTATAGGTGGAATTTTTGGATTTCTTGGTGGTGTTTCACTAAAAGTATTGGAGAATGAATAATGGATTTTTATACATACAAAGCAAGTTTAGAAACAAAAAGGGGAATTGACTCAGTTTATGATGGTGACACTGTATCAAACCTGGTAATTGATATGGGTTTTAAAATGAAATACATAAATAGTTTTAGAATCATAGGAATTGATACACCTGAACTAAGAACAAAAAGCAAAATAGAAAAAGCAAAAGGCTATCAAGCAAGGGATATGTTAAGGTTAATAATAGGTGACAATGACCTTGCTATACAATCTGTATCTGCAAAAGGTACAGGTAAATATGGTAGGGTATTAGGACATTTATTTGTTAAAAATGGTGATATATGGCAAAATGCTGGTAGTGAATTAATTAAATGTGGACTTGCAGTTGAATACTGGGGTGGCACAAAAGTAAAAGATTGGAGTAAAGAATGATTAAGAAACTTATGGAAATTAAATGGAAAAAGGTTTTTAAATTTGCAATGGAAAATGTATCAGCATTAGATGAGTTGATGGAATTAATTGAAACATCTAAAAATGCAGTTGCAGATGGTAAAATAACAAATGAAGAACGTAGTCAATTAATGTCCAAATATTGGAAATTAATTAAAGCGTTAAAAGAAAATCAGAACCAGCCACAATAGACACGCTTTTGTAATTAGTGGTATCAAATACCATTACATCTACTCTACGTTCATTTTTAGTGCATTTACGAAACCTATTAATAGGTGTAATGCTTAACGCATCATCATCAATTAAAACATTTTGTAATACCAGCACATCTTGAATACATTTCATGCCATATCCAAAATTGTCTAAATCTAACAATCTATTGTTGTAAAAAGTATTAACAATAATTGCTTTTTTAAATGGTAATTCAAACGTTGTTTTTAACAAAGCATTATGCAAAGCAACAATACCTTGTTCTTGATAATTTTTGTAATACTTTCTAAAAGTTCTAAAATGTGACCTATGATTTCCACGAATTTGTGAAGGTGGTAAATCAGTTGAAAAATTAATATAGTTACCAGTAAAAAATTTTAAATTTCTTTTCATAAATTTATACCAGGACCAAACTAAAAGCATCAGGGGGAATTATATTATTTTGGTTATAATGGATTCTGTCCATACTTGTTGTCCCCCTGACGTTTTAAGGAAATGCAAACCATCATCAAAAATGATGACTTACTTGCAAAAAATTATAACTGAATAATTTTTATCTGTCTATCATTTGACATCTGTAAACAATAGTTTTAAAATACTTGAACAGGAAATGTTTATGCAAAAAGTTGACCCAACAAAAATAATATCTGAAAGACTTACTGACCCAGCTATGTCTATGGCTGAAATAGGTAGGAAATATGATATATCAAGGGAACGAGTAAGACAAATCTTGATAAATAATAATCTTCCTACTTTCACTAAACAAGTTAAACCACATTGCACAAGGTGTGGTAAAGCATATAGCAGAATTGCTAACTATCCAAAAAAATGGAAAGTGTGTAGGGATTGCTTTATGAAACTTCCAAAGCAAACTAGGGATTTTATTAGACAAAACTAAATCTTGTATTACCTATTACGTATATAACGTATATATACGTATATATGTATATAAGTATTAACAATAACGTTAAGCGTTATTGTTAATGACGTATATAAACCATAAGTTAAAGGGACAATATGGCAAATAGAACAGAAACAGAAGTAGTCAAAAATTATCTTCAAGCACTAGCTAATCAAGAGAAAGCAAATGATGAACTAGACAAGGCAAAGTACCACGTTAAAAAATTCATGGACGAAAAAGGTGCAGAAGAATTAATTGATGATGCTAAAGTAATCACAATGGTTAGAACTTGGGATTATGATAAATCAAGACTAACACCATTGTTAGAATTAATACCATCTGAAGATTTGGTATCTTCAGGTGCTTATACTCCAAAAGAAACCAAGATGGTTGAGATTGAAGAAAAATGGGATATAAGGATTCTAAACAAGTTTAGGAAGCGTGGAAGTGAAGTGGCTGAATTACTGGAAAGAATCAAACTACCAAAATCATTTTATTTTAAAGTTACAGACAGAAGGTGAAAAAATGGCTTATGAAAGAATAGAATTACAAACAGGACAACATCAAACACAATTAAGAAATGTTGTTATAAAAGAAGTAAAGACTGCACAAAGTGGGGATTGGCAAATGAAAATTAGCATACCTGATTTTTCAGGTAAGTATGACCACAATGAAACAGTGTTTGCAAAAAAGACAGAAGGCTTTGACCCAAAACCTAATGATACTTATAAGGCTATGGTATCAAGGGACAGTTTAAAATCTGACAAAGATGGCAATGCCAAATCAGGTGACTATGATGACCACTATTGGCATACAGTTGATTGGACAACAAGGCAAATAGCTGAAGTACAAACAACAGATAGTCCAACTGAATTATTTGAACCACAAAACAATGCAACAAAACCAACAAATACAGGTAGGGCAGTAACAGTTGCAGTTGATGATTTTAGAGAACTAGACAGACAGGCTAGGGCAAGGAATAGTAGGGAAGCAATTGCTAAAGACATTATTGTTGCCAGTATAAACAAAGTTGATTCAGTAACACCTACAAAGGCTATAGTGTTAATGAACCTGGTAGGAATAGGTGCTGACTTAATTGAAGGAAAGACACAATTGAATGATGCACTTAAAAGCATTGAACATGACACTAATGAAATTCATTCACTAATGACAGAAATACTTGGCAGTGAAGAAATGAAAGGTGTGTAATGGAATTAAGCAACATGACTTATAAGCAGATTGACCAGCTAGAAGAAAATTTAAGCAATCCTATTGTAAAAGAAGGTTATTTGTTTAATGAAACAATCATTAGGTTATTGTGTCAGTCATTAAGACAAAATAGATACTTAGCAGATATGGTTCAAAAATCAGCTACAGAATCAAGAATGGCATACAATACAATGAATGAAACAAAAAAGAAAATGAAGCTAGACAAGTTACAAGGTGATGTTGATTTTATGTTAGGGACAATTACAGGCGTTAAAAGAAATAAACAAAGTAGAAAAATTAGGGGAATACAAATTGGAACAAGAACAAATAGAGAATGAAGAAATAATAGAAATAGAAAATCCATTAGAAGATGTTATATACAATCGTATTGGCAACGTGTTCAAATTTGATTTTCCTAAAAAGAATATAAGGATTAGGTTGGATAAGATATCACAAGATAGATATACTTCAGCAGATGTTAGAGTTGAGTATTTGAAACCACTACAGTTTCAGGCACATCACATATTTCAATCTAAAGCTAACATTGACCAGTCATCAGGTGCTAATGGAAAGACATCAATGGTTAAGACTTGTTACAACAGGGCAGATGATTTGAACTATGAAGAATGGGACGCAATTATTGAATATTCTTGTGTCAGTGTTCTTGAAGCATTTAGAGAAGATGAAACTGCACCAGCTATAAACTTGCGTGACCTGGCTGAAGCAACAGATGAAGGTATGTTAGTTACACCATTATTTCCAGCTAATGAACCATCAATTATATTTGGTGAAGGTGGTACAGGTAAAAGTGTAATAACACTTTGGATAGCTGGATTGGTTTCTGAAGGCTTTGGATTTGATTGGTTATCTGCTAAAAAGAAGAATGTTTTGTATTTGGATTATGAAACAAGTGAAGCTGAATTTAAAAGACGTGGTGACAAATTATCTAAGGGCATGGGTCTTGATATGCCTTATGCAAACATTTGGTATAGAAGATACAATTCACCACTGGTTGATATGGTTGAGCATTTAAGAGAAGAGATAGACAGGAATGATATTGGATTTATTGTTGTTGATTCTGTTGGCTATGCTTGTCCTGAACCTATTAGTGATAAAGAAACAAACAAATATTTTAATGCCATGCGTACATTTCCTGAAGTTACTTTTATTAATATTGCACATACATCAAAAGAGAATACTGCCAAGAAAACACCATTTGGAAGCGTTTTTTGGTGGAATGGTGCTAGAAGTATATGGGAGATTAAAAAGAGTCAAGAACAAGGTGAATCAGAAATAAATAGCGTACTTCATCACAGAAAGATAAACAATGGTTCATTGCAAAAACCAATTGGCTTTAATTTAAAGTTCTTACCTGATTCAATAATGATTAATAATGCAGACGCAAAAGAAATACAGAATTATGAAGTTGCAAGAACAAGAACTGATGAGATATATCAGATACTGGCAAGAAGTAGTGAGAAGTTAAGTTTAAATGAAATACTATATGCACTAGAACTAGATGATTCAAAGTTAAACAGTGTTAGAGCATCAATGTCCAGGAATGATAACATGATACATTTTGGAAATGGATTATGGGGTGTCAAGGGTAAAAATTATGGTAACAATGCAAGTTCAATAAGTTGGTGATATATGAGTTGTGGAGAATTAGAATGGCACATGAAAAATGACCCATTTTTTAAAGTAGAAAAATATAGCAAGGCTGGTAGGAAAACTAAGTTTCCAAAAGCAAAAGACATTACAGTTATGTTACTTGTTAAAAATCCTGACATAAGAGCAACGCAAGTGCTTGAGTATTTGAATATGTATCTTGAAAAAGATGAAGTTCCTAGTATTCAACATATTGCTAGAAACTGGGTCAATAAAGACAAACCAACAAAAACTTTAAGCTGGATTCAAATGAGCAGAATCAATAAACAAATGGCTATAGTTGAAAGAGAATTTAATATATTAAAAGAAATGATAAATGGGCAATGATATTAAAATAGCAATATTACTATTGGTAATTATTTACATTGCTTATTTGTGCCATTCTATAACAAAATATGCTTTGAATTGACAAAAGTAGAAGTATATCAGTTAAAAAAACAGATTAATGCAAACTGAAACTTTATATGGGTTGACAATGGTAGTAGATATGTTTTATGGTTTACTTAATATTAATTTAGCATAAAGGAAATGCAATGAATCAATTTAACATTATAAATGAATTACCAAACAGTGACGAAGAAAACAAAATTATTAAAGCTATAGTTGACTATGCTGGTCTTAACATACAAGCATGGGAAAGACTAGGACAAATTACTTCAAAGAATGCTACAAAGTTAATGAAGGGTTGTTATTCAAAAGGGGCAAGAGTTAAATTTGTATCTACAGATAGTGGTGACACTATTTATGGCACAATCACAAAAGTAAACAAAGTAACAGTTTCTGTACAACAAATTGAATCAACTTGGAATGAATGGAATGTCCCCCCAAATATGTTAGAAATAATATATGAAAATTCAGAATGGGTTAAGGCAAAAAAAGAAGCAAAGGTAAAGAAAGAACAAGCATTAGATTATGATTTACCAAAATCATTATAAATTAACAAATTAATAACTAAAGGGTCTAGTGTAAAAGCTAGACCCTTTTTAGCATAGGAGATGCAAATGTTTACAAAAAATGAATTAGAATTTATTAAAACAACTTTAAACAATGTCATGTATGGCAGAGTTGTGGACGTTAATGAAATGAACAAGGAAGCAAGGGCAATGCTTTGGGACATCACAAGTAAAATTATGATGAAGCAACGTGGTGATGACCCTAGCACTTGGAAATCATTACTTGATATGGTCAAAGATGAAAGCACATATTCTTATGACCATAATGACCCAATAGACAAACCAATGGTTGATGAGCAAAGGGAGATGCAAAATGGATAGAGAGAAACAAAATTGTATGGAAACAAAGCTGGATTTTAGTAGGTTATCAAAAGAAGAGATTATTAGATTTTGGGACTTACTTGGACATGAGTCAGAAGAAGATAGGTTTTGTTTAAGTTTAATTTTTGACAATGAAAAATGTACTTGTATTGATTGGGAAACAAAAAGACAATTACATGATTGGGGGTGGTGGAATGATGAAGATGTGATGCCATATCATGTTCAGAGAATGCAAGACAATTATCAGATAGGAGATGTTACAACGTGTGTCTATTGTGGTAATTATTTTCTTGGATATGGACATGGTGGTTGGAGTGGCACTGCTCATGAAAACTTTCATTGGGAACACGTTTGGGATATGCCTAAATATCAAACTGAAGTAGAAAGAAATTATAATGAATGGGTATATGAAACAGAAGAAGAATGGATAAGCAGAACAAGAAAGCGTACTGCTGAACTAAATATTCTAAATTCTGACAAGTATGACAAAGGGTCTAAAGGCTATTGTTATAAGTGTGAAGATAAGTTTAGGCAAGAAGTAAAAGAACTAGCACCAGTAATTAATATAGATGATGTATTGATAGAAGCAGAAGGTGACAGGCTTTTGAGTTTGTTAAAAGAATATTATGATTTTGATTCAGACAAACAACATTCAAGAAATTCAGATGGAAGATTTATATATGGAAATAAATATTTCAAAGAAAGACAAAGACCATATCAGGAGTTAGCACAAAAAAATAATACTAACTGGTATGAATCAAAAGAAAGAATTGAGTTTTACAAAAAAGAATTAGTGCTTTGGCAAGGCAAGTTTACCTGGAAAGAATATCATGCCTTACCAATACAAGAGAAGAACAAGATAGGCAGTAATAATACTTGCGTTGATTGTTGTGGAATTAAAGGAGTAGCACAATGAAGATGTTATTGAAATACAATCCTAAGACAGGCAATTGGGTTGGGAAGTTGAATAAGAAGAAGTTGCAACAAGAAGCACAGAATGATTATATGCAAGACCAATGGAAGAGAAAGGCAAGAACCACTAGACAAGGTAAGGTATAATTATGGTTACTATGATAGAAGATATAATGGTAGTAAAAGGCAAGGGTGATGGTTATATGGATTGCTACACTTGTGGTGTGCGTATGACTATTGTTGAGTGTGCAAGGAACAGATATGAAGGCAAGGTATGGGGTGATAAAAAAGCATTTAGGGTAGTGATGTGGTGTGATGATTGTGTGCCAAATGAAATACAAATAAAGGGATAAAGGAATAAAAATGGACAACAAATATTTATATAGTAAGAGCAATCAGGTAACTTTATACAAAGGGTATAATATTAATGTATTAAAAACGTTACCTGACGAATCAATTAATTGCGTTGTAACTTCGCCTCCATATTATGCTTTAAGGGATTATGGTAGTGATACCTGGATGGGTGGTGATGAAAACTGTGACCACAAATCAAAGTTTGCAAAGCGTGGAGTTGGCTATCTTCAAGACAGTATGAACAAAGGAATGGGTGTGGATTTTTATAATGCTTGTCCCAGTTGTGGTGCTGAGAAAATGGCAGAATGGATAGGAGGTAATGACATAAATTGTAAGCATGAAGTAGGTAGGTCAACAAGGGGTGGATTAACAGAAATGCAATTAAATAACACAGGTAGTTTTGGTGACGAAGCAATTAAAAATGGTCATGTTTGTCCACATTGTCATGCAGTAAGGAAAGATAATCAATTGGGTTTAGAATCAACACCACAAGAGTTTGTAAAAAATTTAGTAGATGTATTTAAAGAGATTAAAAGAGTTTTGGTTAAAGATGGGACATTGTGGTTAAACTTAGGTGATAGCTATGCTGGGTCCAATGGAAATGGTTACAAGCAAACAGTGGCAAGTCAGAATAGCAGTAATGCTGGTGGTGTAAATGAATCATTTAGGGATAAGTTTAAAAGGCAAGATGATGGATATAAACCAAAAGACTTGATGGGCATACCCTGGAAAGTTGCGTTTGCATTGCAAGAAGATGGTTGGTATTTAAGGCAAGATATAATATGGCACAAACCAGCTCCAATGCCTGAATCAGTTAAGGATAGGTGTACTAAATCACATGAGTATATATTCTTGTTAAGTAAGTCATCTAAATATTATTATGATGCTGATGCTATAAAAGAGCCTAGTGTTGATGCAGAAAGTTTTATAGGTAGAAGAGAAAGAAATCCAAATTCAGAAGAGTATAAAAAGACTACACTTAGAGAATACAATGTTGACCCAAATATAACAGGCAAAACATATCCATTTAGGAATAAGAGAAGTGTATGGAGTATTGGCACTGCATCATACAAGGGTTCACATTTTGCAGTGTTTCCAAAAGAGTTACCAATGAATTGTATCAAAGCTGGTACAAGGGAAGGTGATGTTGTATTAGACCCATTTGCTGGGTCAGGAACAACGTTAATGGTAGCACAAGAATTAGGTAGGAAGGCAATAGGTATAGATGTTAAAGCAGAATATCTTGATATGTGTCTTGAAAGAACCAAGCAAATGGGATTATTTTAATTAATTAAAGGGGACAAAATATGCAATTTATTATAGGAAATGACACACCAGTTAATGGCAGATTGTGGGCATTAGATGAAAATGATAATCTTTTGAAATATGACACTGTTGAAGAAGCAGTTGATTTTTTAGAAGAGAATGAAGCAGACCCATCTGATTGGCATATACACATTACAGATATAAATAATCAAGATAGTTGCAAGTATTGTAAGCATGATTAATGAGAAATGAAATGTGGAACAAGAAACCATATAATAATACAGAAGCATTAAGACTGGCATTTGCTTTAATGAATAGAGCAAGGACACCTGAACAACATGAAGTGGCAATTCAAAATATGTTTGACATTGCTGATATGTCCAGTGCAGAAGAAATTGAATCTGCATTGATACAGGAAGGAATGTGGAATGTCATACTTAATGGTATTGTTAATAAAGGATATGACTAATAAGTAACATGGTTTAACTTGTTATACCTTGTTATATAACTGTTATATCTCTTCATAAGATACATAACGTTTGCTTTATTCTGTTATATGGATTACCCTTCTATATACGTATATAACGTACTCCTATAACATATAACTATACTTCGTATAGTTATATTGTTATTATATGCAGATGAATAAGTTTTTTGACAGTATTAGAAAGTTGGCGTTGAAGGATAAATACACAAAATCCACATACGCCAACAATTCCCAAAAGGCACAACGCAAAAAATCTACTGAAGAGTATGCTTATCCTAATGAGAAGATAAGGCTATCTAGGTATGCCACATGGAAGGACTTGCACCCTGACACCAGCTTGATAGGTGATGCAAGTGACAGACACGTTCAGGATAAAATAATTCTGCTGGTAGGTGAAGTGATTCGTGGTGGCATAGCTGAACAGGGTGTTGCATGGCTACGCAGTGACACAGGTAGGTACTGGTGCAAGGTAGTAAATTTAGAACCAACTTATATTCAACGCAAAATAAATTCAGGATTAAAACCTAAACGTCCTAAAGATATGCGTGGATAAATATAGGCATATAATAATGCTTATATATGCCTAATACCAGGTATACCTATATATACGCATATACACGCATACAGGGGGGGTATCATATTTACGCAGATAGGCAATATGTATACGTCAACTAGGTATTTATAAATTTTAAAAAAAACCAAAATGGACATTGACATTGGTTGCATATGCCTTTATTCTTTTTAGATATATATAAATGGAAGGGACACCAACTGATATGTAACGCATTGTTTGTGCCATGACCCATTGTTTGTCAATGATGAGCCAAGCAGTTACGCATCAACATAGTTTTCATAGACTCTTTTTTGTTGTGTTCCTTCCTATAAACACAAAGGGAAATGCAATGTTTACACAATCAATGCCTGATGGCTATTATTACAGAGAAATCAATGATGCAGAAATTATGCGTCCACTTATGAAGCGTGGTAATGCAGATGTTAAAGTATTCTACAAGCTGAAGAAGTTTAGAGATGAAAGGAAGTGGAGAGAAGATGTAAATGTTTTAGCAAACATAGGCTGGGACAAAGGTAATCAATTTTTTAGAACGCATGAGTTGTTAGGTGAATTAGATTCAGAGCAGATGAGATTTAGAGTTGATGATTTGCAGATGTCACTTGGTAGAGTGCAAGATGTTATGCAAGAAGGATATTGGGCGTGTGCTTGGGAAACAAATAAAAAAACAAATGATTTTTATAAAGATACTTTAGTAAGACCAATGTTGGATAAACTTCAAGTAGGTCATGTGTCACTGGAAGAAGGTGATTTGATTCAGTTTCAGGGAATGACTTTTGTTTTATTTGATGAAGCAATTTATGACAACAAGGGTACTAGTATTAATAACCTTCTTGGTTACAGACAAAGATGGGGCAAGTTGATTAGAACAGTTAATGATTATGGCGAAGTAGATAATGTTACACTGTATTCTATTAACAGTTGACAAATGTATTTAAAAGAAATAGAACACCTTCTTGAAAGTGATGAAAGGTTTGACATAAGTCAGACTTTTGGACACCCTAAAAAGCATGATTTCAAATTTGGATATGTTGCAGATACATTTGATAAATTAATGTTACAGGACACTGTCATTCCTTCCCTTGCTTTATTTGAAAATACAATTCTTACGCAATTTGAAACACTGATTAAAGAACAAAACGTTCCTGGTGATGAAGTGCATGGAAGGATTGCAAGAATGTGGGCTGGTTTTACAATGGAACAACACGCATACCAATTGTTATTACACATTGGAAGTGAATATGGTTTTGGAAACAATATAATTATTACCAATCCTGAACTAGATATGAAACAAGGCATTGATGTTTATTTAAAAAATCAATATGACCTTTCCAAATCAGGTAAGTTACGAATATATAAAGATTCTGCACAAAAATGGAGAGATTTGAAAGATAAAGACAGACCCAAAGGGCATCATGTTTTAGGCGTGTTTGAAGATGTTCCAATTGGTAACAAAACACCTGACCATACTAAAGAGATTAACAAATGGTATCTGCTAAGTGATAACCATGCAGATAAACTAATACAAAAATACCTTCCAATAATTACACCAGTAATGATAAAAAAATATTTTTACAATTAATAGTTTGTAAAATCCCTATATGTTGTGGTATATTATAATACCATACAATATGTGGGTATTCGTGTGTCAAAAAATTTAGCAATAAAATTAAGAAGAAATCAAATTTTAGAATATAAAATTGCTGGTTTTACAAATCAAAAAATTGCTGAAAAATTAAACGTTTCACCTTCTGTAGTATCAAGTGATATCAAAGCATCACTACAAGCACTGGAAGATTCAACAAGCAAGAACGTAGAGAAAATGCGTGTGCTTACAAATGCAAGATTAGAAAACTTACTTGTTCCATATTACATGAAAGCAACTGCAATAAATGACATTGGTGAATTTGAAGGTGATATTGAATCAGCAGAATTTTCAAGAAAAATTTTAAATGATATCAGGCAGTTGTGGGGTGCTGATTTAAAGAAACAAGATATTAACATTGATGCCAGGAATCAAACAGTTGTATGGGACAAAGATGAAAGTCCAAATGATTTATTAGAAGATAAAATAAAAAAATACATTGCAAGAAACAACAGAATCACTGATAAAGCAAGTACAGAATCTAACTAAAGAACAAGCAATTAAAAAGTTATTTGATTGGCGTTCTGAACTTAATGCACGTCCAAATCAAATAGCACCTGATGGCAACTGGACAACTTGGCTTATTCTTGCTGGGCGTGGCTTTGGTAAAACAAGAACAGGTGCAGAATGGGTAAGAGAACGTGTGGAGTCAGGGTTGTCAAAACGCATAGCATTGATTGGTAAGACTCCAGCAGATGTGCGTGATGTAATGATAGAAGGGGAATCAGGATTGCTTAACATCAGTCCCCCTTACAATATGCCAACTTATGAACCATCTAAAAGAAGATTGACATGGGACAATGGTGCAATAGCACAAACATTTTCATCATACGAACCTGACCAATTGCGTGGTAGTCAGTTTGACACTGCATGGGCAGATGAAATGGCATCATGGGAATACCCTGAAGAAACATGGGATAACCTTATGTTTGCTTTAAGACTAGGTGAAAAACCACAGGTTTGCGTAACTACTACACCAAGACCATTGCAACTACTTATAAATTTAAGAGATGCAAAAACAACTGTACTTACAAAAGGTACAAGTTATGACAACAGGGAGAATTTAAACCAACAATTTTTTGATTCAATATTATCTAAATACAAAAATACAAGACTAGGTATGCAAGAAATATATGCAGAAATACTAGAAGAATCAGACAACGCTATGTGGAAACGTGAATGGCTTGATGAAGGGAGATTGGAAGTTGGTCCTGGAGATTTAGAAAGAGTTGTTGTGGCAATTGACCCAGCAGTGACATCTAAAAAAACAAGTGATGAAACAGGCATTATTGTAGCTGGTAAAGATAGTGAAGGTAAGTTTTATGTCCTTAATGATTCCAGTGCAAGATACACACCATCAGCTTGGAGTGAAAAAGCAATAATGCTATTCAATCAATATCAATGTGACAAAATAATTGCAGAAGTCAACAATGGGGGACAACTTGTTGAACATACACTGCGTACACAATCAGAAAATGTACCATACAAATCTGTTCACGCTTCACGTGGAAAACGTACAAGAGCAGAACCAATTGCATCACTTTATGAACAAGGCAAGGTACATCATGTTGGTAATCTTGAAAGATTAGAAAACCAACTTTGCAATTGGGAAGCAAATTCAGGTGACCCAAGTCCTGACAGACTTGATGCACTTGTTTGGGCGTTATCTGAACTAAGTGGTTCAGGAAATCCATCAATACGTTGGCTATAAGGAGTAAGATATGGCATGGTATAACAAAATAAATCCATTTTTAAAGACAGAAGAAAAAGCACCTAGCTTGGACAATTCAATGTTTCAAAATTACACAATAGGTGGCACGTTATCAAACGTTACACCTAGTGATTACATATCTGCTTATGGTCAGGTAGGGTGGGTGTTTGCTTGTGTATCAAGAATATCTAGTGCAGTTGCAGAAACTAATTGGAGATTATACCAAGTAAATGAAACTAATAAAGAGAAAGAAGAAATTATAAATCACCCAGTATTAAAATTATTTGATTTTGTTAATGAATATACTACTGGACTTGAAATGATGGAACAGACACAGACATATGTTGACCTGGTTGGTGAAGCGTTTTGGCTTGTTATAAAAGATAGGATTGGACGTCCAGCAGAATTGTGGGCAATAAATCCAAGTAAAATAAAAGTTGTGCCACATTCAAAAGATTATATTGCTGGATATGTATATGTAAATGGACATGAGAAGATTCCATTAGAAACAGATGAAGTTATACACATTAAACTTCCTAATCCTAATAATCCTTACAGGGGTCAGTCACCCATTGCTTCTATCATGTCAGATATTGAAGCTGAAAAATTTAGTAGTCAATATAACAAATCATTCTTTCAAAACAGTGCTGAACCTTCAGGTGTTATAAACTTTGAAGGCACACTTACTGATTCACAATATGAACGCTTGAGATATCAATGGAATGAACAACATCAAGGGGTTTCAAGAAGTCATAAGGTGGCAATACTTGAAGGTGGTGCTACCTGGCAAGGCAAAACTGTAAACCAAAGGGATATGCAGTTTAAAGATTTAAGGTTAATGAATCGTGATGTCATTCTTGGTGCTTATGGTATGCCACTGCATATACTTGGAATAAGTGAATCTGTAAACAGGGCAAACGCTGAAGCAAGTGAATACACATTTGCAAGATGGGTATTAAAACCAAGATTGCACAGGATAAGGGCAAAACTAAATGAACAGTTTATTCCTATGTTTGGTGAAAATTTATATTTTGATTATGACTCACCAGTGCCTGAAGATGTCCAGCGTAATTTATCAGTGGCAGATACAGGTTTTAAATCAGGTTACATTACCAGGAATGAAGCAAGAACACTGGTTGGACTTGAATCAGTTAGAAATGGTGATGTCTTTATGATGCCACTAGCATCTGTACCTGAAGCAGTTACAAGACAGAAAGCGTTAAAAGAAATGAATGACTTTACAACAGAATACAAAAGCTACAGGGCAAAGTCATTTCTTGATAAGTATGATAACTTTCAAAATCAACTTGAAAATGAATTTGAAAAAATATATGCCAAGCAAAAGAAAGAAATTGTTGCTAATTTAAAAGATGACCCTAAGAAAAATCCGTTTAATGAAATGAAGTGGCTTGAAGTAATGGAAGAATCATTGACTGCTTTCTACAAAAAGTCTATTGCCAAAGCTGGTAAAGATACACAAGAAGAAATAATGAGAAGGGCAAACAGATTACTTACCAGGTCAGTTAAACAAACAACACCATACAGTTATGACTTTGATTCTGAATCAGATGCAGTTGTTAATTTTATTAGACAAAATGCGTTGTCTAAATCTAAACTTCTTATTGGGACACAAGCAAAAGAAGTCAGGGATTTGATAATTGCATCAAGAGATATAGAAGGTGTTGGTGTTGATGGACTGGCAACGCAAATAAATCAATCATTTGGAGATGATGCAGTTTATCCATTTAACAAATCTTATGCCACAAAAGTAGCAAGAACTGAAACTGCTTCAGCTTTAAACCATGCAGTGCTTGAATCATCTAAACAATCTGAAGTGGTAACAAACAAAGTGTGGTTGACAACGCAAGATAATGAAACTAGAGATGACCATTCATTTGCTGATGGGCAAAGAGTTCCAGTGCAAGAACCATTTAATGTAGGTGGCGAATTGTTAGATGCACCAGCTTTAGGTGGTGACCCAGCAAACAATGTTAATTGCAGATGCACTATGCTAGAAGAAATTGATGTTGATATGCTTCAAGAATTTGTTGATGCTGGTGTTCAAATTAATGACCCACATACATATTATGTTAATCAACTTGGTGATGGACAATCAGAAAATATAGAAACAAAAGAATCTGATTATCAATATCCACTACAGGAAGCAAGATGTCATGATTGTGATAAATTACTTGCTAAAAAACTACTTGGAACTGTTAGTTTATATTGCAGTAGATGTAAAAAAGAAATTAAATTTAATGATAAAAGTTTGACAACTACAAAATAAATAGTTTATAATTTTTACAAATTAAATATGGCTAGAGTGCATGACACCAATGCCAATAATGTGAATCCTAAGAGATCGTTTTTTATAAGTGACCAGCTTGTATAAGGGTCTTTTTTTGTGTAAAAAAGGTCTAAAACTTTAACAAATAAGGAGTACACATGGCTTCTGAAAATGAAGTAAAAAAGATTTTCAAAAGTTACAGAGCAGAAACAAAAGCAGTTGATGACCAAGATGGTTATATCAAAGCTATTGTGTCAACTGAAGCAGTGGACAGAGATGGGGAAGTAATACTTTCATCAGCCTGGCGTAAAACCATAGATGATTTTATGAAACACCCAGTGCTAATTTCATCACATGACTATAATGACTTAACTAAACAGTTAGGTGAATGGGTATCACTAGAAGTAACAGACAAGGGTCTTGAAGGTGTGGCTAAATACTACATTGACAAAGGCAATGCTGAAGCTGATTGGGGATATGAGTTAGCAAAACAAGGTAAATCTGCATATTCAGTTGGATTCATGGCTTATGACTACCAGGAAGGCAATGGTGAAGATAATGCAAAACGTACTTATACAGACGTTGAACTTCTTGAAATTTCACAAGTTACAATTCCAAGCAATAGAGATTCATTGGTAACAATGCGAAGCAAAGGGTTAAATCCAGTTGCAGACGAGATTGCAAAAGAATTATATCCTGAAGCAGAAGTGCAAGAAGATGAAGCTAAAGCACCACTTCCTGAAACTGACCAATTCACAACTGAAGAAGAAGCAATGGAAAGAGCTGAAGAAATTGGTTGTGAAGGTACTCACAGTATGGACGAAGATGGAAACACAATTTATATGCCATGTTCTACACATGAAGAATATGATGAAATTATGAATCCATCTGAAGAAGAAGGAGATGATGAAGAAGGAGAAGAAGAAAATCCTGATGGGTATGGTGAAGAAAACAGAAGTGTTAATGCAGTAACTTTTACAAAAGAAGAAAAAGAGAATTTAATGAAAGCAGTTGATAGTATTAATAAACTAAGAGCAAAGCAAACAGAAAAAATTTACACTGTTGCTGATGCTATTAGGGAAGGTGTCAATGCTGGTTTAAATAAAATTAAAATTAAAAACAATAAAAATAAGGAGAAATAAAATGGCAGAAGATGAAATAAAGTCAACTATGTCAGAGAAGGATTTCAATGAATTGAAACATGAAATTGAAAACAACACTAAAGCAGTTGTTGAAGATGTTATTAAATCCAACGTGCCTTCTCAAAGACTTCCAATGAGTGGAGAAGAAACCAAAGCTAAAGAAGGCAATGGTAAATTCAAATCTTTTGGTGAGTTTGCAAAAGCAATCTATGACAAATCATCAGGACAATCTGATGACCTTAGATTGAAAGCATTAAATGAAGGTTCAGGTGAAGCTGGTGGCTTCCTTGTACCTGAAGAATTCAGAGCAGAACTATTAAGTGTTGCTTTAGAAGAAGCAGTGGTAAGACCAAGAGCAACTGTAATACCTATGGCTTCAAATACAGTAAAAATTCCTAGAATTAAAGATACATCACACGCATCTAATGTGTATGGTGGTGTTAAAGGTTACTGGGTTGAAGAAGCTGGTAGTCATACTGCTTCAGAACCTGACTTTGCACAATTCCAGCTAACTGCTAAAAAGTTAACTGGTTACACACAAGCAAGTGATGAGTTAGTTCAGGATTCAGCTATTGCACTTGAGTCACTTTTGATTAATTTGTTTGGTAATGCTATCAGACATTTTGAAGAGAAGTCATTCATAAGTGGTGGTGGTGCTGGTGACCCTGAAGGTATTCTTAATTCTGATGCACTGATTTCAGTAGCAAAGGAAACAGGACAATCTGCAACAACAATTGTTTATGAAAACATAATTAAAATGTATTCAAGAATGTTGCCTGATTCACACAACAACGCAGTATGGATAGCACACCCTGATGTGATGCCACAGTTAATGCAAATGGCATTAAACGTTGGTACTGGTGGTAGTGCAATCTTTGTTAATAACGCATCAGATGGTGTTCCAATGACTATATTTGGCAGACCACTGTTATTAACAGAACACGCAAAGACATTAGGTACAGTTGGTGATATATACTACGCTGACTTATCTTATTACTACATTGGTGATAGACAAGGCATCACAATTGCTTCTAGTCCACATTACAGATTTGCAAATGGCGAAACTGTTTGGAGATTTACAGAAAGAATTGATGGTGGTATGTTACTTGATTCAGCTATTACACCTGAAAATGGTAGCAACACTATGTCCCCAATCGTAGCACTAGCAACAAGAAGTTAAATTTATAAACAATAATTAATAAATAAGGAGTATTTATTATGGGAAAAGGTTCAGAAGATATGGCGTTTACACCATTAGAACAAGCTGATATAGGTGGCACATCTGCTACTACATCATACGTTTCAATGGAAGGGTTTAACAGAGCAACTGCTTATGTTGAACTTGGTACTTGGGATTCAAGTGATGACTTAGATACTTGTGGAATTAAACAAGCAACTGATTCATCAGGAACAAGTGCAAAAGACTTAACAACTTCTGCTTCAGGTGGGAATTATGACACAGATAATCCTATTGACGCAGATGGTGACTATGTAATTATAGACATCAGAGCAGAAGATTTGGACACAGACAATGGGTTTACCCACATTGCTTTAACAACTGCTGAAGGTGGCAACTCAGGTACAGACAATGTATTTGGAATGCTTATCAGACATGACGCAAAGCATAAAGTAAAAGAGAAAAATGGTGACGCATCAACTGGTTCAAAGGTTTATGTAACACCTTAATTGATGTTTTTTCATAGGTATTGGGAATGGATAAAAAAAAGAAAAAGATAAAGTTGATTCATAACAAGTTATCTAAGCCTTCTAACAAGTCTATTCCCTTCCCTATGAAGCACAAACAAATTAAGAAGGCTGAAAAAGTAAAACAAATTTAAAAAGGCATACGCAGTTAAAAACTGCGTTACAAACATAAAGGAGTAACGTATGCCAAATTTAAGAAGTAGAAGAATAGGTGGTAACCTGGCTTACTGGTCAACGCACCAAAAAAGAATTTTAGATGCAACAGGTGAAGGAGTTGTTAAATACATTGATGACTTCACTAGCTTTCCAGTAGATGACACAACAGGTGACCCAGTAGCATGGACATCAACAATGGTTGAAGCTGGTAGTGGTAACACTACAATTGCATCTACAGACAAAAGTGGTGGTGCAGTTATAATCACTACTGCTGGAAATGAAGATGATGGTGGTAATTTCCAATTAAATGGTGAGTCATTTAAGACAGATGGAAATGAATTGTATTTTGGCACAAAACTACAAATCAATGACGCAGACCAAACAGATTTGTTTGTTGGTCTTGCAGTAACAGACACAACACTTTTAGGTGGTGTGGCTAATGCTATTTACTTTGAAAGTGTAGATGGTTCAGCAAGTTTGTCAGCAGTGACAGAATCAGGAAGTACAGAAACACAATCTGATTCAGTTGGTACACTGGTTGATGCAACTGATATAGAACTTGAATTTTATTACAATGGTTCTAATGTAGAATTTTTTGTTGATGGTTCATCTGTTGCAACAAGTAGTGCAAACATACCTTCAACAGAAATGAGAGTTTCAGTGCATTTCCT